TTGCAATCAGGCTACACATGTTGCACATTTATCACAGTGTTGCAAATTTGCTACGTGACATATTTATCACAGTGTTGCACATTTATGACATGTGTTGCATATGGGCAACAGGGGGGTAAATTGACCTCACCACTATTATACACCCCCTCAGATTTTTCTACCAATTTTAGACCATGTCAAACAACTCTAACAAAAAGTTACTGGTAATGGAATAACCCTAACCTAAACATGTGTAACATAGTCTAACATACTATCCCTAGTTCTTCTAAGGAGTAGGACGAGGAGGACTAGGACCACTGTTACCCCTATAAAAGTAAGCTTAAACATACTGTAGTATAAGTTATAGTAATAGTTCAAGGGTCCTATCCATGATGTAACTTTAGAAATTCAGGAACCCTCTCTGCTCTGGTTCCCTGTGTCCTAAGTTGAGATGGTTCATAAACTTATCTAGCTCCATCTCTAGTAATTCATCCTTACGTATCTGTATCTGGTTGTCTGCATCAGCAGCCATCTGGTCTACCCAGTACTGGCAAGCCATAGCTAGTACATCAAGTCTATCATCATGTGCTAGGGCACCACGTTGTTTGGTAATCCTAGTCATCTGATAGGTAAGCATGTACTTCACACCCTTCTCAGGAGGCATGTTCTGTACGCTATCGTAGTCCTTCTGTACCACCTTAGGGTCTATCACTAGCCTGTGCTGGTTCATAATAGGCTCTAGGGTGTCTATGATACGCTGTTCCTTCTGTGTATTATGTCTAACCTCTTCCATAGTACATGGGTATGTCTTAGTCATGTATGGCTTTAGTAGCTCAGTGAACATACCATCACCAAAGTTACTCTCAATAAGTACTAGGTTGACACTGTGTACCTTGGCTAGGTCTGTGAGGTGCTGTAGTGTGGTAGCAGAATAGCCACCCTCAATACCTCCAGCGTCTACAACATACAGAAAACCGTTTAACATCTTAACGATTGCGTATGCTGTCTCGTCACTACCTCTACCAGAAGGGTCAATAGCGAGTACAGAGCCTGTATATTTAGCCCTACCTACTGTATCCTCTGGTGCATAGAACTTATCACCACTTAAACCTACGTTAGGCAGGTCTGACATTGGCTTCATAATGCCATACACCATCTTCTCTGGTGCTGTATCCTTGTCACAGGACATTATCATCAGGTCTGACAGCTTGAGTGGGTACTTGTTTGCATCAGATAGAGAAGTGTCTAGCATGAACTGTAGGGCAAAGCCACTACGTCCATAACTTAGTTCACGTTCTATGAGGTCTTCGTCGTCAAACCTCCTATCGTCCGTAGGAAGGCCGTACACAGCCTCCTGCTTCTCTACTAGGGTATCATGCAGGAAGGGTGCTAGACGCCCTCCGTAGGCCTTCTCAGCGCGTTCTAGGCTAGGATAACGAGCAGGCCATACCCTCATCTGGTATCCACGTGTTAAAAGCGTGTTATACAGGCTCATCTCGTTCTGTGGAGTACCGAGGTAAATAATCTTACCCTCTGGCTTAAGCACAGCGTCAAACTCTTTGACACTCTCTGCCAGTCTCTCACGCATCATGTGCGTCATACTATTGTTAGGAACTTCTACGTCATCAGCAATGATAACATCAGCACGAGAACCAGTAAGCTGTCCAGTAACACCCACTGACTTTACAGAGGGACTACCAGATGCCCTAGCAGGTGCAACGTCAAAAGCTATCTTAGACCACCTCTGACCATCTTTAGCAACCAAATGCTTACATATAGGTAGCTCTGTAATGATACGCTGGGTAAATGTAGAGAAGTCATCAGCCCTAGCCTTGGATGCTGAGACCACCATGAACTTCTTATCAGGGTCTAGGAGTAGCTGGTGTACTACATAGGCAGCAGTGATGTAAGACTTACCTACACCACGAAAGGCTTCTATGATACAACGCTTGGGAGAGTTCTGTAGATAGTGTGCAATATCGTACTGTACTGGAGTTGGCTCTGGTAAGCCTAAGTGTTGCCATACTAGGTACGTAAAGTTCCTAAAGTCTCTCAGAGCCTCAGGGACGGCCTGCTTCTTCTTCATGGGTAATACCTACCTTTAAAGTGGAGATGCCCCCTCAGAGGCGCTTAAAACGCTTTTAAACGGTATTCTAGTCGTCATACATAATATCTATAGGATGATCGTGTGCATCAGAGGCCTTAGCCCATACTGCATTAATAGGTGCTACGTTAAACTCAAAGGTAGTGTCACCTATCTTATTACCAGTAACTGCACCCTCGATCTTAAAGCCTGTAGCAGTAGTAGGAGCAGTTGTATTAGTACCAAACCCTATCTCAATCTCGTGAGCATCGTGGTGGTTCTGTATAACTAGGTAGGTACGTTGGACATTCTCATCCAGTATTTTAGTCCAGTTACCACCTGTTAGTGTCTTCTGTTCAGTTCTTAGTGTAGCATTAAAGGCTTCTCTCACTGTACCTGCTCCGCAATATTAAAGGGTAGAGACTCTAGAAGACCAGCCATAGGGCTTTCTGCTGTGACTACATCGAGAGATGCACCATTATCTTTTAGGAATTTAACAGCAACTGACAGTTCACTAGCCGTTGCCTCGCCACTCTGTACACGAGCAAGTAATTCATTAGTAACAGCCTCGTGCAGTACATCTATAAGTTTATGTTCTGTCATGCTTTCTTCTTTTTATACTTGTCAGTATTAGGTTTCTTCTTAGGAAAGCCTGCCTGCATATTAGCATATGCCTTAGGAGTAATTGTAGATTTACTCTTTGGACGACTAGTCCCTGCTTTCTTACGCTTGTTTATATTTTCGTATAAGCTCATGTTTTACACCAGTTCAAAATGTGGGGCATCTATAAATGGACGCTTACCCTGTTCTCGTCTTGTAGCAACGTAGGACTGCATAGCCTCTTCCATTGTACTACTCCAGTCTCGAATGTCAGGAACTGTCCAGGCACCGCCCCAACGTAGTGGAACGTCTAAGTCAATAGCAGCCTGTTTCATAGCATCTGCAATATCATCGTACAGGTTTAGTTCCCACGAACCACGGGAACCTATGTATGCCATTAAGTCTACTGCTCTGCCGTCAAGATGTTTGGACTTCATAGTCTGTGAGGCACCTGAAGCTACTAGAGCCTCCTGTTCCTCCCATGTACGTAGTCCACAAATAACGCCAAAGTCAATCTTAGTTAAGTGTATAGCTCTTAAAATAACTATCTTTAGTTTTTCATCTACACCCTCTAAGTTTTTAAGACTACGCTTGGACAGTTCAAAACTCATTTTGTTTTTCCTTTTAGCTTTTCTACAGTACGAAGGCCACCAAGACCAAGCATACCTAACAATACTGTCATTAGACTATCCATGTCAAACACTGGTAAGTCTGGTACTGGTACTCCTGCATAGGAAAAGCCAAAGATTGTAATAGGTGCTAAGACAAAATGCCACAGCATTGCGAAGGATAGTCCCCAACCAAGAAAGGGACGCCATCCTGCGACAAATATGTTACGATGCTGTGCCTCTGCCTTGTTTATTTCAAGCTGGCCCATAGCTGCCTCGTGAGCCTGTTTAGTGGCTAGCGTTGCTATCTCATGGGCAAGGGCGTTCTTCTGATCTTTATCTTCTATGAATTTATCTAGTAGTCCTGTTACTGGACCTATTAATGCCTGGATCATAAACCTTTTCTCTCATTCGCTACAGGAATATGTTTACCATTGTGAATGTGTAACTGGTGATCCATCTCCTTGCGTAGTTGAGCTACAGTTGAGGATAACTCTGCCATAGCTATATGGTCACGTCTCAAGTTCTCAGGACTATTCATTTTTGCAAGTATATCAAGACGTTGTTGGATTATGCTACTCTGATTTTCTAAGACATCTATACGCTTGTCGTTGTGTTTTAGGGTTGCATGAATTTCAGAAATATGTTCCTGTAAGTCTTTGATCCTCATCTTTGCTACAGCAGCGCCGCCAAATATACTAGCGGCGACGCCGAGCAGTGTGACAATCAGACGTATATCAATCGCCCCGTCCATTCCGCATCTCCTTCACAGTCAGCCAGATACGCAGCGACAACCAGATGATAGATAACAATGCTGAGATAGCGGGTAAAATCTCCATAAATGCGCCTAACGATATACCTAGTGCAGACCAGTCGAAGATACGGGTATCATTCAT